GTGATAACAAAGTCTGACTTGGTTCTTTAAATGGTAACATCATAAACGAATCTCTTAAATTTCCACCAGGTGCATCTACATCTCTGAACTCACCGGGTTGAATTGATTGTGCATCATCTCTGATTCTAATACCACGTTGTTTAAATCCAGCAGGTAAATTAGATAAAGTTCCTGCGTCTAGTAATTGTCTAAGTGCACTTGTTGCAGTTCTACTTAATCCACCAATCATATGAATTAAACCAAAACCATAAAAACCTAGTCCTGGTAAAAATTTAAAATGTACAAAGTATTGTATTTTTTTCTTTAGTGGATCACCTACTTCATAATTTCTTTTAATAGATAATATTTCTCTTGACCCTTCTTCTAGAGTTACAATGTAAGGTATTTTAATTCCAGACGGTTCACCAGTTTCTGGATTCTCATCTTCAAAACCTTCTAAATCTAAATCCACGTGACATTCTAGTAATGTAAATACATCTTCATCTTTTGTTTTTGAAACTCCTTCAAGCTCTCTTTCTTTTTTCTCAATATCAGATTCACCTGGAGTTGGTTTTCCTAAATCTATGTCTCTATAAAAACCAGCGACTTGTTGTTTTCTTAAATCGTTTTCAGAAACTTTTACACGATGAATAATTGCTTCCGCATCATCTAATGAGGTAGCTGTGTACGGAACAATTAAATCATCTGCCGGAACAAATTTAGATACTGCTCTTTGTTCCATGTCATCATAGTAAACTTTTTTAAAAGAAGAACCTGCAAGAGGTAGATTAAATAACATTTGATCAAACTCTGGTTCATACTCTTTCATCTTTTCCATGATTTCATAATTCATAAAATCTTTAACACGTTGTGCTTGTTGTGTTTTCTCAGGTGTAGATAAACCAATTACTTGTGTTCTAACTGGTCCATCTGCTGGTAATAATTCTTTATAAGCTAATGCTTGAAACTGTGTTACTGCTTCTGCAAGAACTGGGTGAGTTGCACCTGAAGCTCCTTGAAAAGGTTCTGTTCTATTATCATATTTAAAACCTAAAAGGTCTAGTCCTTGAGTATAAGTTTTTTCCCATTCTTTTCTTGATGAAGTATAATCCATATACTTACTATTTAAGTCTGAACCTAATCTACCTAATACATCATCAGGTAAAAAGTCTGCAAGGTTTGCATAATGCTCGTCCCCACCTTCAGGTGTTGCAGCTTGTGGATCAAGATTTATATCTACTGATCCATCTTCATTTTCTTGAATGTCAACTGGACCAAGAGATTCTTCTTGTGTCTCTACTTCTTCTGCTAATTGTTCCTGAACTTCATCTTCACTAGGAAGATCGAATTCTTTTCTGACTTCGTTTGGAAGTGCCTTGTCTATATCCGCCATTTATTTTTTCTCCAGATTGTTTGACTGTTTTAACAGTATTATAGTTAATATTCAAGCCCTGAGGCATGGGTCCGGCTTCAGGGGGTAATAAGTGTTTCTTTGGGTATTTATTCATCATTATTTTTTTTAACATGACCACCTACTGAATATAGTCCTAGCAATCTAAGTATTTCTGCAAGACCTGAATATCCAAATTCTGCTGCCATTATTTTAGGATTTTCTAAAATAGCTTCTAAAGTTGAGTCTTTGTATTTTTTACCTAAACTCCTAATACCTCCTGCTAAATAACCTCTACCTAAATTCTGTCTAGACACTATTCCACCATCTTCAAAACCTTTTTTTAATTTTAACAATTTAAATGGTCCAGGTAATTTACTTCCCAATTCAAGTAAATCAGATGTAGGTATTTTTATTTTTAAATTTTTTATCTGGTCCATAAGACCTTTTTGTGTAAGTGTTTCTAGTTTTTGAGCTTCTCCTCTTTTACCTGCTAAAGATTTTGAATCATCAACACCAACTCTTGTAACATTCATTCGGATAGGTGTTCCATATTCATCCGTAATAGGATCTAATCTGTTAAATCCAATATAATTTTGAAATTTTTTAGGTAGTCTTATTTTTACACTTTCAATTATTTCTTCAGCATTTTTATTTAATTCATCTACTCTGTCGAGATATCCAGGTGCTTGACTATTTAATTGGTTACTAATTGCATCCGCGATGTCATTTAATTTTGTATTGTATGGTGCTAGTTCAGAATTCATCTTTTTATTAATAAATGCTACATCTTTAGTAGTTAAATCTACTTCTCCACCTATAGGCATAATGTGGTGAAAAGGAATTTTATCAGTTCCTGTAAAAGTTTTACCACCTTGGGTAATATCTAATCTTCTTTTTCTTTTTGCTTTTACTTCATCGATAGGAGCTTTTTTAAATTCTAAATCTAAATCTTTTTTTAAAAATTTATTAATTCTTTCTACTGTACCTACAGTAGCTGTATTAGATTTTCCAAAAAATTCTTCGGCAAGTTGTTTATTAGTTAGACCTTTTCTTCCTTTTACATCCGAATACCTATCTTTTATATATTCAATATATTTATTTTTAATTTCTTCACTTGGCCATTTTACACCTGTTATGTCTCTTCCTTTAGTTCTAGCTTCTTTACCTTTGCCTCTAACTTCTGATTGTACAGTTGGAACATCAGATGTTTTTTCTGCATACTGTGCTTTTCTAGTTTCTTTTGCTTTAGCTGCACCTTCTTCTTTAGTTTGTAATCTTAAATCTGGAAAATTTCTTTGTACTTGTCCCCTAACCGTTGCGGGAGCAGTATTAAATCTGTTACCAATCTCATAAGTATTAACAGTTGTTCCTGGTTCTAAAGTTTCTAAATATGCTCTAGCTTCAGGAGAAGCAAAACCTTCTCGCGTACCTAAATCCTTACCCTCTACAGCTCCACCACCTATTGCAAAGTCTTCTCTAGTTTCTTTTTTTGTAGCAGGACGAGTCAGATACGACATCATCTGTTCGTATTCACCAATCTTCATTACATTCCCATCAAATAGTTTAGGCCACCTTGATTATTATTTTTTCTCCTAACAACTTTATCAAACTCTGCTTGGAATTCTAAAGTGTCACCATATTTTTCTAATAATCTATCATAAGCTTCTGGATTAAGTCTCCTGTTCTCTAGCATTTTAATAATTCTACCGGCTGTATCTTTATCCATATCCATCATCTGATCTGCAAAGTCTTCATCTATTTCTGGAAATTTAGCCATTAATTTTTCTTTACTTAATTTAAAACCTTCTGGTACTGGTGGTACATCTAAAATTTCTCTAGACTCCATAGTAATTGCATCTGGTTTATTTCTAGCTTCAAATTCCATAATTTGTTGTCGAATTGTTTTTTCTGGTTGATCTATTTCATCAGCAGTTTTTATTGAACCTTTGCCAAACTTTTTATTAATGCCTTTTACTAAAGCTTGAATACCTTTTGGTAAACTACCAATAGCATAACCCATTCTACCTCCATAAGCAGCTCTTTCTCTAAAAGCTTCTTCTGCAGCTTTTTTAGCTTCTTCTGGAGAAAGACCTTGATCTAAAAAATCTTCATAAAGTTTTTCTAAGAGTCTTTCGTTCATATCGTCTGAAGCCATCAAAGAATTTAATCCGCCTTCTGCATTTGGTTCTCTATCTGTTGGATCAAAATCTTCAAACATTTTTTCTTGATCCACTTCTTTTTTAATTTGTCTAAGTTCTTCTTGAGTTAATCCTTTAGGTGCATCTTTATTAATTGGTATATCAAACATACCTTCTTGTTGTAAGATTTCATCAATACCTTTAGTTCCTTTACCCATTCTCTGTAACTCAAGTAATTCTTCAGCTACATTCTTAGTATCCATTAAGACATCAGCTCCAAAGTTTTCAACTAGTGCTTCAATTGGATCTACTCTATCATCTGGTATTTTAATTCCTTTTTTATTTAAAATAGATCTAGCAAGTGTTTTTGTTAAAGCAACAGTTGGGTCCATACCTGACTGCTTCATACCTTTTAACATTTCAGCCCCTTTACTGAGTCTTTTCATTAATGGAGAAACTCCTGAAGCCTGACTCGGTGACTCTTCCACTCTCTTACCTCTTTTGTCTACACCGGGTTTAAATGATGCTTCTATGACTTCACCTGGTTTTTTAACTCTACCTTTACTTAAAGATTCAATCCCTTCTTTCTTTTTAAATGGAATTACGTTTGAAGGTTTAGTGTTACCTGCATCAAATGCATCTTTAATTTGATTTTTATATCTACTAAATTTTTCACCTAACTCTCTTTGTGCAAGTCTATAAGCATCATCAAGAGATTTAATTGCACCTGATTTAGTTAAGCCTCTAATTGCTTGTAATAATTTTATGACTGGTCCCATCAATAATACGTCCTTTGTTGTTGAGGTAGTTCTTCATCCTCGTAGTCTTCAGGGTGATTAATTAAACCACCTTGCCTAAACCTCATAACAGCTTGAGTCATGGAGTCCACTAGGTCATCATGATCTCCATATGGAAATGCTGCACATTCTTCAATTACTTCTTGTGCAAAGTCCATTTCTTTGGGCGCCCATATTCTCCCTGATTCAAACAGTGGAGAGACACTGTTAACCCTCGTATGTTTATCATTACCTTTTGAGGGTGTAAAGTTTATAACAGGAATACCCATTTTTCGCAACTCATAAGTTAAAGGTAATCCTGATGCCTTAGACTCAATGATTACGGTCTCAGGCTTCCAGTAACCATACTGTTCCATGGCTACTCTACGTAGTTCTGGAAACTCATATCTATCTTTAACTGCATCTAATAAGATTAGACATTGACCACTATCTTCAGATGGTGTGAACACACCCCAGGTAGTAATAGCAGAGTAGTCAGCTGTTTGTTTTTTCATAAATGCGGTATCGTAAGATTGAATTACATGTTCTAGTGGTGGTAAATCTTTTTCCCAATCTTGCCACCATTCTCTTTTGATTAATGCTCCTTCTTCTCCAGTTGGATTCTGCATGTACTGTGCGTTCCATTTAGATAAGGGAATGGAAGCCTTTACCGCTTCTAAATCTTTAATGTTCCAGTATTCAGGCCACAGGGGTTCTTTGTTTGGCAGGATTGCAGGAAACTCAATTACTTCCCACTGGTCTGCTTTAGGTTCTTTTTGTGCTTTAATTAATCTTCCTGCTAAATCTTTTTCATTCCAACGAGTCATTACAATTACAATCGTTCCACCAGGTTGAAGACGCTGACGTGGACCAGATGTATACCACTCATAAGTTCTCTCTAAAGCTTGAGCGTTCATTGCATCTTGTTCAGTGTGTGGGTCATCAATAATCAAAAGATCGGCACCACGACCAGTAATTGCAGATCCAACACCTGCAGCATAATATTCACCGCCTTGTTGGGTTTCCCATTTACCGGCAGCTTGACTATCTTCTTTAAGTCTTGTTTGAAATACTTCTTTGTACTCAGGGGAGTCCATAAGTTGTTTTGCTTTACGACCAAACCTCACAGATAATTCAGTTGTGTTAGTAGATTGAATAATTTTTAATTTAGGATTACGACCTACCATCCACGCAGGTAACAAGTAAGAGGCAAACTCAGACTTAGTATGTCTGGGAGCCATATTAATAATTACACGTTTAACTTTACCAGTAGCAATGTCATTAAATTTTTTAGCAACTTGTTTGTGGTGAGAGCCTTCAATAAAATCTGGCCATACATGTTTAACAAAAGCCATGAAGTTATCTCTAATGTCAGCTTCTTTTTTCTTATCTTTCCACTTAGCCATATACAAGGCTAACTGTCTTTTTACATCAGGTGGTAATTTCTCAAACTTTTTTAACTTCTCTATATCCATATTGCATTCGAAAAAATTTTTATTATTTTTTTTTACATCTTTAATTTAAAAAGTCCAAAAGTATTTTAAAGCTATCTATGTATAAAACTTAGCATAAATGCCTGATACTGGGACCCCTTTATATACATATCTATATATTAATAATAAGAAAAGTTCAAATTTAGGGAGCGCCCTGGTACCTCTATTGAGGGACCAGGGCAAGAAAGGTTGGTTCTAGTCTAATAGAACCATATATGCCTCAGCATTGTGTTGTCTGAACCAATTCAAATGTTTACGCATTATATCCCAATGCTTGGATGCACCGTGTCCAACTTTCTTATCGTCCAACGTTGCCATTACTTCAGCTAAGAAAATACAATCGTGTCTTCTCGCCTCTTCTTTTGTAAGCATAATAGACTCGCCGGTAAATCTATTCTTACGTTCTTCTGTTCTGTTGTCTGTGTTTGTTTGTGTCATATATTTCCTTTCGTTATAGGATAATCCTACTCTATAAGCTGTCCATTGTCAACCCTTTGAATAGAATATTCTGGACCCCACCTTGACTCATCGTTCTTGACCTTGGCATAACCTTGGCTCTCTCGTCTGTGTCTGATAAACTCTATCGGTCGACCATGTTCAATG